TCTGCCGGTGGCCGTTTTGAGTTCGGCGAAAATGACGCCGCCTCGGTGACGTGCCGTCGGGCTTTTAGCGAGAACAAGATCGGGAAAGCCGGCGACGCCTTGGAGCGGGGTCGCCCAATAGCCGGGGCGGATCTGGACGGCGCGGGTGTGGTGAACATGCCAACCGTAGAGGCGCGCTAATTCGAGGATCGTACTTTGAAACGACGCCTCGTTAATTCGGAATAGGTCGTTTACTGTCGTCGGGGTTTTCTTTTTCATTAGAACGGCGCCTCGTCTGTCGCCGGCTTTTTTGGTAGTGCGGAAAGTGTTTTAATCGCGGCGGACGCCTCGCCCATCGTGTTTATTTCGGGAGGCTCTACGCCTCTTTCGGTCGCCAACTTAATTAGAAACTCCAACTGTTTAGCGGTCGGCGGGACGCCTCTAGTGTTCTCGGTCGTTTCTGAGGTTTGGGGCGCTCTAGGGCGATCCTGCGACGGTTTGGGAGCGGTTGCGCGTTCATTGACTCGGAGAGAAACCTCGTCGGCGGACGCGATGGACTTAGAGATCCCAAAGCCCATAAAGCCGAGAGCGCGGCCGAGCGCCGACGTGGACGCGTTCATCATCTCGGAGCCTTTTTGGAACGGCGTACGGCCCGGGAAAACTTCGTAAGCGGTAGCGACCGCGGGGAGGTCGTCGCCGGGCTCGCGATAAACGGTCATCGTTACGGCTATAAATGTTTGGCCGGCGATCTCTACCGGGCGGACGTCGGTCTCTTGGACGCGCAAATTTGGGAACCGGTCTAAAGCCATTTTTAGCCGGTCTTGGACTAGAACGTATCCGCCTAAGTCCATGACGGCGCTCCGGCTCCGGTCTCGGGATCGTTGCCTAGTTTGGCTCGGAGGGATCGGATCTCTTGCTCGAGGATCTTTATTCTTTTGGTGGCCTCGAGTAGTTCGTTCCGGTTTTTGTGGAAACGGCGGAGGACCATATCGAATTCGTCTTGGTCGTCTAACACGAGACGCTCCAAGGTTGCCAACCGCAACGGCCGGACGCCTCACGCTCGGAGTAAAGACGCCAAGCGAAATAGAGGTTTTTAGCGGGGTCCAACATGTCGCCCTCGGTCCAACCTAACTCCGCTAAATAGGCGGCATGAATTTGGTTAATTTGTGTAAGACCGCTATCGGACGCGGACTCCGCTAACGGTTGGCACCGGGACTCTTTCCAAATAATCCGACCGAGTTTCTCGAGTACCTCCGGAGTGTTCGTCCAGCCCTGCGCGACCGCAAGTCCTAGCCATTCATAGCAGGGCGTGTCTAACGCCGCGTTTAGGATCGCGGGGACCGTCGTCGTCGTATCCGCGACCGAGGTCGTCGTTTCTGCTAGGTCCTCTTGGAGCGCCTCGTGAGCGCCAAAAGTCGTCGTCGTTTCTTGTACCGCCGGAACCGTTGTAGTTGTAACGATCGGCTCGTCGCTTTTTGTGCCGGCGAGAGCGCCGACGATCACGGTTAAGGTCGCGATTATTCCTATTAAAAATTTGGTGAGTTTTGCGTTAAACATTTTTTATTTCTCCTCTAAGGGTTGGGGTGATCCCCACGATGAGAAACGGCTCGGCCGTTCCGCGATCGTGAGGGTTAGGTCTGTCTTTCCGTTTTCGGTTCTCCCTACCCATACGGTTATTAAGAGTTGGGAGCCGTCCGGGAGAGTGTGGACGTGCGGTCGGTACTGTATGAGATCTAGGTCCATTAGAGGGACCGCCAGACGGTTAAACGTTGCCCGTGGTCGGAGTCGCCGCCTCTGGACGTTTTGCGTACTCGGTCGGTTGGTTGGCATATCCCATCGTTCGCGGCGCTTTTAAGGATCGCGGCGAGCCCTTTAGTTTTGGGGAACGTGGCCGGGAGACGGGACCAAATATCGTCCGCGGTGAATTCTGGCAACATGCGCGCGGTCTTGACTATCGCGTCATAAACCTCGGTCGCTTGAGCCGGCGTCCACTTGTGATCCGCGGATCGTTGGGAGAGTTCCATACCGCGCTCAAATGGCGTTAAAAGTTTGAGCGGTGGCATGCCCTCAAGGTTTAGGGCTAACTGTTCGGACATGAGTCCTCCTATATCGTCGGGGTATCGGATTAACCGATAACGGGAACAATAGCGGACGGGTGCGGTTAAGTGTTGGATTATCCGACGATGGGAGTCGTCTGGAGTTCTGAGACGATCCGGTTTATCGCCTCTTGGATCTTGTCTTTACTGTCTGCGAATTCGGGCGATAGTTCTAAATGGATCCAATCCGACGACGCGGATCCGCCTCCCTCGATAACTCCCTTTTTGTTATCCAGCCATGCGTTACGGTCACACTTCCAAGTACGGCCGCCGCCGAGACCTTTCGTATAGGAGTAATCCGTTAGGAGTTCTAGACCGAGTTCGTCGGCGTGTTTGACGAGTAGGTCTATCCATTGGACGAGATACGTCCGAGACGAGCCCGCTTTCTTGGCGGTCTTTCTATAGGAGATATCGGCGGCGCGTCCGGTGGCGTGAACGCTCATCGCGGTTTTGCCTCTCATCGGTCGCATGACGTAGGTCCCGTTATTCCAGAGTTTGCTACCGGAGAGGTAGTCAATACACGCGACTAAATGCTCGAGTCCGGGGCGCTTACCTTTACCGACGCCCTCGGTGTTACCGGTGTATTTTCTACTCATCGTCTTTACCTTTTTCTTGTTTGTCTCGGAGCCCGTTACTCGCGAGGACTCCGCCCAAAAGACCTAGGAGCGCCATAAAAGCAGGGTTTAAGATACTTAAAAATTCTTGATCCGTGGGGCTTGGCTCGAGTGGTTGGACGACGAAAAGCACGCCGTACAAGATCCCGAGCATAGACACGCCGAAAACGAACGAGAGGGTAATCCCAACTACAAAAATGAGCCGGGCTTTAATCTCCGAATTAGAAAGCTTTTTCATGGTGTCGTCGCTCCGTTAGAAGTATCGCAACGAGGCCCGGACGGATCGGTTTCGCAAGTGTGCCGGGTACGGTCCGCGCAACCGCCAACGATAAAGACGAGAGCGATCGCGAGTCCGGCGGAGATTAGGAGAGTTTTCATTCCTCGGACCATTCGCCCGGAGTGTTGCCCTCGGCTACCCATTCGAGAAAAACGCGGTAGTCGAGGTTCGCCTCTGTCATTGGTATTTGAGCGCCGTCGGATCGGATTACTACCTGATAAGGATCCGAGTCTCGCGGTGTAATCGTTCTAATAAAATAATCCATTAGTCCCTCATAACTCGTTAGAACATGACCAAATAGGATAGGCGTCTATGGCGGTCCATGTAGCGCCAATATTGGCATAACCTCTACAACCGTTCACGCCTAACTGATCAAAAGTCGGAGCCGGAGTCCCTGAAAAGCCGCTACGGTTTATCCACCATGCGCCTCCGGCGCCTGTGTCGTATCTGTAGCCGGTCATGGTGTAACTGTTGGAACGTTTAGGAACCGTGAATTTTATGTATGTGCAAAACTCGCTAAAACCGTTCGTCGCGCTAGTTACGTTTACAAATGGCCCGCTAAATGATCCGGGGGTGATGGCGGTCGTCTCGTAATATCTTTGGCATAGTGCTAACTCGGTTTGGCGGAAACGTTCCTCAAATGCAGACGGTCCCGGTGACCGTTCTAACTGTACGCCGGTAATGTAAAACGTCCCGCTCTGGTTCCCTAGGGTGTCGGTCTCGGTGTTGTAAGTTGATCCAGCGTCTAGCCATAAAATTAGGTTGAGATAGTCGTCGCCGTTTGTGCCGCGGGTTTTTGTTGCAATATTGGGGACGATAAAACTAAATTCATAGCGCGCGTAAAGACTTGTCGAGAGGCTTGATGTCTTTCTTGCGGTGTAAGCGTAAATAGAAACGGCGCCGGACGGTGAGCCTCCGGTCCCGAAAACCTGCTGAAGTGAACACGCTATTTCTAGGTTCGCGGCGGACGCATAAGCATAAAACGAGACCGTAACCGTGGAACCGGCGAGCGTGCCGACGTCCTCGATACGTTGCGCGAGTTGGGCGTATGAGGTGCTAGTGCCGCCGGTGGTGACGGTGTAAGCGGTGGCGAAACGGATCGGCCCGGGTGTTTGTGCGTTAGGGGCGACGGTGGCGCGTGTTACCGAAACGGTGGAGGTCGCTCGGTTTACTACCCAACGATCCGCGCTATAGGTGTTACTCGCGGTCACGGCCGCCGTTCCGCGTTGCCAAAATTCCATAGATCCGTTAATTAAACGGTTACGGAGTCCGGCGGTCGCTTGGACTTTATAGAGAGCGATCTCGGTATCTGTTGCGAGGCTCTGAATGTTGGCGGCTCCGGACGCTACCGGGTCAGATGACGCCGGATAAGGTAGCCCGAAATATGTTGTTATTCCCATAGTTCTAGATCCAATCCCTGAGCATGTCGTCCCATGTTATAGAACCGGGGACGGCTACCCATGTAATACCAGAGATGATGTCCTCCCAATTTTGGGACGGTCTAAAGAGCGTCCAATCGGAGAGGTAAAAGTTTATATCCCACGAGTAACGGCCGAAAGTTTCGCTATACCCTTGGACGACGTAATAGGTGTTTAGCCCGGGCGCTAGGGACGGTATTTCCACGAGTTGAGCAATACCGGAGTTATTGGCTATAAACGCTTGGCGGGCGCTCGAGAGCGGCGACATGGCGACAGTAATCCCGGGCAGAGTCCAGCCGGGGAGCGCGTAGTTTTTAACTGTTCTCGTCGCAAGGTTTAACGCGTCCGCCGGATCGGAACAATAGGTATCTAGTGACTGTTGGATTAAACCGTAAATGGTGACGTCCGAGGTCTCCGTGTAGGTCTCACTACCTCCGACATAATTGACTAGCGAACTGTTTATTTTGTCGCTAATCCGTTTGGTTACTTGCCAGCCCTCGAGGACTTCGGTATCTGAGAAAGTGACGTCGGGAGTCTGATAGCGGAAATGTTCCTGATCTCTAAACTCAAGCGAGCCGTCGGGTAGTTCATAAAAAAACGAATTCGGTTCCGACGCGCTAACGGTCTGGACGAATTGAGCCGGGGAACTATTCGTTAGCGTTGGAGTGTCTAGGTAAGTAATGCCGGGATCAAAGTTAGCGGTAGGTGCGGTTCCCGGATATGCGTTTACAAGGACGTTCGTATACGTGTTATCTAAGATCTCTCCGGTGTAACCAGAGCCGAGAGCAAAGTCTGCGGAGAAACGGCCGAAACGGGAAATTCCGTCGGTAACCGCGGTAATGGTTAAAACGTACTCGTCAAATTGGAGATCGGTTACTCGGCCGGTGAACCGGACGATAGGGACGATGACCGTTTTTTCTACGATTAAAAGATCGCCGACGCTGAACGTGGACGGGTCAAAAGATCCGAGAGCGGAGTCGTATAGCAGAGTTACGGAGCAGGTCGTCGGATTAACGGGTGATCGGGCGTCTTGTCGTCCGGTCGTTATCGTTATGCCCTCAAGCGATGACGCCGTGTATTCGATCCATGAGAAAATGTCCGGACCTATTTTTACGACGACACTCATAACGCGGAGAGCGCTCCTAGTCGCGCTTGGTCTCGTGTCAAGATCTGGCGGATCTGATTAGCGACCGCGGACGGGTCCAGCGCGCCGGAGACGTTGATCGTGATACCGCCGCCAAGGTTCCCTAGTTTTGATAATGGGATCACGGCCTCGGACTCGCCTCCCTCGGCGATCATGGCCAGAGTCGGGGACGTGACGATCCCGCCCTCGCTTAGACGCGGGATCTTAACTTTCGGGATCTCGCCAAAGTTCACAAACGGGCCGGCGGCTTTATCTATCCCGTCTAGGGCTTTATTGAGCCCTCCGATAACAAAGTTAATCCCGCCCTCGAGCGCGGAGAGGATCCCGTTTAGGACTCCCTTAAACGCTCCGACGATCCCATCAAAAATAGTTACCGCGAAATCCTTAACGCCTTGGAGGACTCCGATAATCCCGTCCTTAAATTTGATAATTCCGTAGATCGCAAGTCCGAACGGTCCGGTAATGATCGCGAGCAAGAGCGGCCAATTAGTAGAGATCCAACCGAAAACGGTTTTAATGAAATCCCAAAATACGTTAAAACCGGCTTTAAGTCCGTCAATGACTTTTCCGAAAATGTCAAATTTAACTTGGAGCGCGACTAGGGCCGCGATAATCGCAAGAATGACGACCGCTCCGGTCGCTACCCATAACGCCGAAAATGCCGCGGTCGCGGCGGTAGTAGCGCCGGTGACCGCAACCTCTGAGGCGACTACGGCGCCATTAGACGCGGCGAGACCTCCGTTAAGTATCGCGGTAACCGCTTGGATCGTGTTGTAAATACCGAGCGCGACATTAGCGGCGATGATCGCGGCGGCAAGAGTTCCGACGACCGCGACGATCGCAACAATTAGCCCGGTATTTTTCTGAACGAACGTCGCCAATTTGGTTAGAGCCGGGAGCATTTTATCCACGAGCGGGAGGACGGCGGCGCCTATTGACTCTTTAGCCTCGCCCATCTGGATCCCGAAACTCTTAAATTTTCCTTGAGCGGTGTTCGCGGCCTTGGACGCTTGTCCCTCGAATGTTTCCGATAGTGCGGCCATTACCTCATCGGTGGATGCGCCGTCGGCGATTAGTTTCGTAAGCGCCGGATCTAGTTTTTTGAGCGGTCCGAGTTGCCCGTTAAAAGCTTTGGAGAGCGCGTCCGAAACGGCGCCGAGGTCTTTCCCGGTTCCCGCGGATACGTTGAGGGCGATACCTAAAAGATCTTGGGCCTTAGTTATGTCTCCGGTTCCTCTAACTAGTGAGTCCAGAGCGGGACGGAGTTCGTCGTCGGCGACCGCGGCCGCTACCGACGTTTTAGAAATAAAGTCCTCTACGGCGGCGATCTGACTATCGGTCGCGCCGGTGGAGTTGCGTAACGATCCGGCTAGTAACTCTTGCGCGGCGGCGTCCTCTACGGCGGCCTTAGTCGCTGAGACAAGTCCGGCGGCTACGGTGACAAGAGCGGCGGCGGCGGGAACGGCCGCTTTTTTAATAGCGAATTGGGCTTTAGCGCCGGCGCCCTCCAGACTCTTAAAGTCTGCGATCGCTTTATCTAAACCTTTAGGGTTCCATTCGCTAATAATCGGGACGGAAATACTCATCGTTTTACCTCCACGATGTTACGTCCGACTTCGGCCATGACTCGCGCGACGATCGGCTCTAATTCTTTTTGAAATAGGTCTATTGAATTTTCCGCGCCGGCCCACATAAAGCGGGACGCTCCGCGACCGATCGCTCCGTCTAACGCGGTATGAAAATTAGGTCGGGCTCGAAACGCGTTTTTACTTTTCATTCCTCCAGCGCGTCCGGCCATGTCTGCCATGATGAGCGGTCCGCCCTTGGCGATGATCTTTACCGTTCCGACGGTTTCGTAGACGGCGCCGGTGGCGGCGTTTCTTTTTCTCGCGTTTCGAGTGTCTACTTTTAGAACGATGTTTTTATCTTGTCCGCGTTTCCAGCCGGTCCGCTTTAAGTGATCCATACCAGAAAGCGGAGCGGTCTCGGGGGATAGTTCACGGATAGCGGCGAGCATTGGTTCGGCCGCTTTTTTTATGTCTTTACCGATCTCACGGCGGAGCGCCGGCTGAGTTTTGTTTAACTCTTTGAGCGCGCTTTTAAGACCGACGACCTCAACGGACGCGGATACGCTCATCTTTTAGCCCGGC